ATTCGGAGCAAGCGGAGTAGTTTGGAAAACTAATGCTGGCGCAGCTCCTACACTAAACACTACAGGCTATACAGTAATCGTATTATGGGAAGTAGCTGGACAAGTATACGGTGCGAGGGTTGGCGATGCTTAATAAAAAATTATTAGGTTCTGTATCATCATCACCAAAAGTATTTGTAGAAGATGTATTTAGTACCTATTTGTATACTGGTACAGGCTCTGCAATAACCATAAACAATGACATTGATTTGTCTGGCAAAGGTGGTCTTACTTGGTTTAAAACAAGAACAGGCACAACTACAGGAGATCATTATTTAATTGATACCGTTCGTGGCAATAATAAATTATTAGTTACAACTGTTGCAGATGCTCAAGATACAGACGGCACATTACTTACTGCGTTTAATTCCAATGGTTTTTCTATAGGAACAAATGGTGTAGTAAATACAAATACAAGAACATACGCATCTTGGACATTCCGTGAACAAGCTAAGTTCTTTGATGTAGTTACATTTAGTGGTAATAGCTCAACTCAAAACATTAGTCATAATCTTGGTTCTGAGCCTGGAATGATTATTATTAAAAGAACAGATAGCACTGGAGATTGGTGGGTATACCATCGCAGTCTTGGAAATACTGGATATTTGCGGTTAAATTTAAATAATGCTTCTGCAACATCAGCTGGTATATGGGATAGTACAACTCCTACAAGTTCAGTTTTTTCTTTAGGTAATGGTAGTGCAAATCTTAGCGGTGGCACTTATGTAGCCTACCTATTCGCCCATAACGCTGGTGGATTTGGTACAGCAGGAACAGATAATGTAGTTAGTTGTGGAACATTTACTGCTGATGGTAGTGGCGGTTATTCGGTTAATCTTGGTTATGAACCACAGTATGTTTTCTTAAAAAGAACGGATGCAACTGGTAATTGGTTTATTTTGGATGTTATGCGAGGCGCTGGAGTTGGTACTGCCACAACACAAGAATTAAAAGCTAATTTAGTTGCAGCAGAATCAACAAATGCTGGCAATTTAATGAGTCCAAATGCAACAGGTTTTGGGGTATCTAGCACACTTTCAAATTTGGATGCTGGAACATACATCTACATGGCAATCCGTAGACCAATGAAAGTACCTACTACTGGTACTAGCGTGTTTAGTCCTAATATTTTTACAGAAATTGTATCTATCCCAACAACCCTTACAAGCAATTTTGCTACAGATTTATATTTTGTTGCAAGACGCAATTCTGCTACTGGTTTTTATTGGGGAGACAAACTGCGAGGCTCAAACGCAGCAACTAATAACTTACTTACTTCGGCTAGTACAGCAGCAGAGGTAACTTTTGGCTCTACTCCTACATCATTTGCCTCAAATACAGGCGTTATAATTAACCAAGGGTTTAACAATAGTTCAGGTGCAGAAGATATTTTGTATCAATTCCGCAGAGCGCCAGGATTCTTTGATGAGGTTTGCTATACAGGAACAGGAAGTGCAAGAACATTAAACCATAACTTAACTGTTGTGCCTGAGTTAATGATTGTTAAAAAGAGAAATGCTTCTGCTTCATGGCAGGTATATACCGCTGCCACAGGAAATACTTTAAAACTTATTTTAGAAGAAAACGGCTCGACAGAAGGTGGTAGCACATCTTGGAACGGCACAACTCCAACTGCATCTGTCTTTTCATTAGGTACAGATTTTAGGGTGAATGGCTCAGGAGATACTTTTGTAAATTACCTATTTGCTACTTGCCCTGGCGTTTCCAAAGTTGGCTCTTACACAGGTAACGGTGGCACACAAGCTATTGCGTGTGGGTTTACAGGTGGGGCTAGGTTTGTACTTATAAAGCGTACAGATTCTACAGGCGATTGGTATGTTTACGATACTGCTAGAGGAATTGTAAGCGGTAATGACCCTTACCTGTTGCTGAACTCTACTGCTGCTGAAGTTACTTCTACAGACTATATAGATCCTGTATCTTCTGGCTTTGAAATTAGTTCTACTGCTCCTGCTGCTATTAATGCTAATGGCGGTTCATTCATCTTTTTGGCAATCGCATAAGGAAAAATCATGTTAATTCGTATTCGTGATACTGGTCAAACAATGTATGAGTCAGAGTTTAGAAGCATAAACTCTAATACATCTTTTCCACCCCAAATCTCTGTAGAAATCCTAAACGAGTTTGGTGCTGATCCTGTTCTTAATGGCGCACAGCCTACACCTACCTTCTATCAGTTTGTTATTCAAGACGGAGTAGAGCAAGTAGGCGGTCAATGGTTTACTAAGTTTATCTGCGTAGATATGGATCAAGAAGCTAAAGATGCTAAAGATGCACAATGCAAGGCAAGCAATAAAGCCCAAGCAGAGCAGAAGTTAGCCGCTACAGACTGGACACAAGTAGCTGATGTTCCTTTGCTAAACAAGCAAGAGTTCGTAGACTACCGTACTGCGGTTCGTGCTATTGCAATAAACCCACCAGTACAAGCTACTTTTCCTGAGTTACCAACAGAGCAGTGGAGTGAATAATGTTAGATCAGCTAGAGCGTATCGCCATTATTGAAACCAAAGTGGAGACTTTAGAAGAAAACCATAAAGAGATGCTAAGACTAATGCACGAGATCAAGGATGAGATGACTCGGTATAAAGGCTTCTTAGGCGGTATTGCGTTTCTAGCTTCAGGAGTGGTGATATTCATCACACTGGCTAAAGAATGGATTATTAAACACCTTTAAGGACAACTATGCCACTCAAATCAGGTAAATCACAAAAGACAATCTCTAGTAATATCCGTACTGAGATGAAAGCAGGAAAGCCTCAGAAACAGGCAATCGCTATAGCGTTAAGTAAAGCTGGACAATCTAAACCACAACCAAAGAAAAGGAAATAATATGCCAATGGTCGGAGAAAAGAAGTTTCCATATACTTCTAAAGGTAAGAAAGAAGCTAAATCGTATGCTAAGAAAACAGGAGCAAAGATGACAACTCCTAAAGCTAAACCAGCTAAGAAGATGGGATCGATGCGTGGCTACTAAACCTGGTCTTTATTCTAATATCGCTGCTAAACGTAAGCGTATCGCTGAAGGTTCTGGAGAGAAGATGCGGAAGGTAGGATCTAAAGGTGCTCCTTCTGCTAAAGACTTTAAAGATGCTGCTAAGACAGCAAAGACGAAATAATGCCTAAGAAAGCCTACCAGAACCCTGAAGGTGGTCTTAATCAGAAAGGTCGAGACTATTACAAGAAGACCACAGGAGCTAATTTAAAGCCTCCTGTAAGCTCTGAAGAAGCTAAGAAGTCCCCTACAGCTGCTAAGCGTAGAAAGAGCTTCTGTGCTCGTATGAGTGGTGTTAAAGGGGCTATGAAGGATGAGAAGGGCAGACCTACTCGGAAAGCCTTAGCATTGAAAAAGTGGGATTGCTAAGTAAATAATCCTTGACTTTTAACTAAATATATGGTATAATAATTCTTATGGCAGCTTACACCTACTTACAACTAGTAAACTCTGTTTTACGCAGATTGCGTGAGCCAGAGGCTACATCCGTTAACGATAGCGACTATGTCCGCTTAATTGCTACTTACGTCAATGACTCCAAGAGACAGGTAGAAGATGCCTACAATTGGAATGCATTAACAGAAACTCTGTCTGCTAGAACTATCCCTGATTTGTTTAGCTATGTCTTGGTTGGTTCAGGTCAGCGGTTTAGACTGATTGATGCTATCAACGATACCTCTGATAATGTGATGACTAATCAAACCACTCAGTGGATGAATGCTCGGTATCTGATTCAGCCAATTCAGAAGGGTTATCCTCACTCATACAATTTCAACGGTACTGACGAAAATGGAGACACCATCGCTGATGTGTTTCCTGTTCCAGATGGCAATTACAATATTCGCTTTAACGTCATCCTTCCACAGCCTGAATTAGCAGCTAATGCTGATGTTCTGTATGTTCCCCATGAGCCTGTTATCTTTGGTGCTTATGCAAGAGCTATAGCAGAGCGTGGCGAGGATGCTGGTATCACTGGTAACGAAGCCTATGCTTTATATCTACAGAGCCTTGCAGACGCTGTAGCTCTTGAATCAGGACGATACCTAGAAGAACAGGAGTGGCTGTCTACATGAAGCAACTAAAGGCTTCCTCAATCGCTGCACCAGGTTTCTTTGGCTTAAACAGTCAAGACTCTGGTGTTACCCTTGCTTCAGGATTTGCCCTTCGTGCTGAGAATTGTGTTATTGATAAATATGGTCGTATTGGTGCTCGTAAAGGCTGGATTAAAGCTAGTGCTGCTAATGGTACGGTAGGTAGTAACAACATTAATGCTATTGGAGAAGTAGTTGATAATAGCGGTGCAGCTACGATTGTGTTTGCTGCTAACAATAAACTATTTAAACTAGTAGGTACTACAGTAACAGAACTTACTTATGGCGGTGGAGGCACAGCTCCTACTATTACAGCATCTAATTGGGCGATGGCTGCAGTGAACGGTGTTTTGTTCTTGTTTCAATCGAATCACGATCCATTATATTTTGATCCATCGGCAAGCTCAACAACATACAAAAGAATATCAGAAAGTGGAGCTTACACTGGTTCAGTTCCTAGTGCAGATATTTGTATGTCTGCTTATGGTCGTTTATGGACAGCAAGCACTACTACAGATAAGAACACTGTTAAATGGACTGACGTTGGTTCAGGTTTTAAGTACACTGCAGGTACTTCAGGAACATTGAATTTACACAATGTGTGGACTAATGGTTCTGATGAGATCACAGGTTTAGCTGCATTTAACGGTAACTTAGTTATCTTTGGTCGTAGACAAGTCCTGATATATGGTGGTGCTATCGATCCAACCACAATGTCATTAACCGAAGGTATTAACAATCTTGGCTGTGTTGCACGAGATTCGATTCAAGCAGTTAACAATGATGTGTTTTTCTTGTCTCTTACAGGTGTTAGATCATTAGCTCGTACTGTACAAGAAAAGAGTATGCCTCTAAACGACATCAGTAAGAATGTTCGTGATGAGTTGGCTCAGGCAGTAGCAGGTGAAAACGCTTCTTTAATTAAAGCAATCTATTCACCAAAAGATGCTATCTATCTATTATCATTACCTGCTAGTAATACAATCTATTGTTTTGATACTCGTGCTGCCTTAGAAGGCGGTGTAGCTCGTGTTACTACTTGGAATGGTTTGCAGCCTAAATCGTTCTTGTTTACTAAAGATAATCGGTTATTAATTGGTAAAGCAGGATATGTCGGAGAATACTCTGGACACTTAGATGATACAGCTACATATCGTATGATCTATTACACAAACTACTTCGACTTAGGTGCTCCTACTAATCTTAAGTTCTTAAAGAAAGTATCTTTAACAGCGATTGGTGGTTCAGGACAGAATCTCTCAGTTAAGTGGGCTTTTGATTACTCTGAATTATATCGTTCTGGAACACTCTTATTACCAGTACAAGCGTCTAGCTTTTATAACATTGATAAATACAATGAAGGCAAATACAGTGACGGTGTTGACTTAGTAAATACAAGAATACATACTAGCGGTGCTGGTAAAGTAATTCAGATTGGTTTTGAAGCAGATATTAATGGAAACCCCCTCTCAATCCAAAAGATTGATATATTCGTGGCAACAGGTAAACTAGGTTAAACAAGGAATAAATCGTGGCTAATTATGTAAAAGCAACTAACTTTGCAGCTAAAGATTCTTTAGGGACAAATGATCCAGCAAAGATCATCAAAGGCACTGAGATTGATAATGAATACAATGCTATCTCTAGTGCTGTCTCTAGCAAAGCAGACTCTAACAGTCCTACACTGACAGGTACTCCTTTAGCTCCTACAGCAGCTGCTGGTACTAACACAACACAGATTGCTACTACAGCATTCGTTACTGCAGCTACAGGTAACGCTACTAACATTGCTGGTGGTGCTGCTAATCGTATTGTCTATCAAACAGCATTAGATACTACAGGCTTTGCTGTTGCTCCTACTACAGCAGGTACTTATTTAGGATGGACAGGCTCTGCCTTTGCTTGGTCTACTGTATCTGCAAGTACTTCTGCAGCATTAACAATGAACAACAGCGGTTCAGGAGATT